GAGGATGAACGCAAGGCGGGTGGAGACCCGCTACCCCAAGACCTTCGCCCTGAGATGGGCTTGGTGTCTTTGATCCAGGAGGCTGGCTACAAACTTCGGTTTGCAGCCAACCCACATCGCGTGTACCAGATGGCTAGTTTGCCACTGAGTACAGCCCTCTTCGATGCCTTAAGAAGAGTGCCGAACGATTTCACGTTCGACCAGTTGGCAGGAGTGGAGTATATCCAGTCTCTGCTAGCCCAAGGGCTTCCATCTGCCAGTATGGACTTATCCAATGCAACGGATAATGCCCCGCTGGATTGTCAGTTGGAGTTACTCAGCCGCTTGGGAGTCAGCACTCGATGGCTCCAATTCCTTAGAGATCTTTGCCGTGGTGACTGGTTTGTTCAACCAGACCGGTCGCGTGGGTGGAGGACTCTGAGGTGGTCTGTTGGGTCCCCCCTGGGGCTTCGGCCCACGTTCGCTGCGTTTGCCCTGTGGCATCATTCTGTAGTGCAGCAATGCTTTGCAGATTGCTCTGTCCAGAAGACGGACGGGCGGTTCCCGTATGCAATTGTCGGGGACGACGTCTGGATTGGCAACTGGGAGGTGGCAGCGCTATACCGGTTACGGATGGAATCTCTGGGTGTACCGATCTCAGAGGAGAAAACTCTCTGGTCTCAGTCCACCGCCGAGTTCGTCGGTAGGGTGATCACTCCGAGAGGAGTCATCCAGGGTTACAAGTGGAAGGGTCGACAGTCCGATGAATCCTTCGTGGATTTTTGTCGGATGATCGGCCCCGGGGCTCTCATTTTGATGAGGCCCCGCCAGCGGCGGGTTCTACAGTTCATTGCTGACCTTCCCGAGCCGTGGGGGCTCGGTTGGAACCCGCTGGGCATCCCCCTGGATGAGCGATTAACGCCACTCATCGAAAGAGTGTGGTCACGTGACGAACGTGTAAGATCGTTCACCAGGCGTGCTAGGAGAGTGCACCATCTTCTATACATGAGTAGTGATAAAAGTGGGGCACTTCTTCCAGAGTACGCTCTGGATGAAGAGTTTCTTAGCTCCGACCAGGAGCTATGGGAGTTCGTCAGCGAGCATCTTCCCGGTTGGGAAACTTGGGAAGAAGCGATCTGGCCGAACGTGTTCGAGGTTGTCCAGGAAACTGGAGACCCCCGAACGTCCCACGCGGGCCTCCGTCTTATGCTTCAACGCACGTCCTACCTCGAGAGAGGTAAGGAAGCTTCAGCTTTGGTTCTGCTGGAGCGGAAATTGCGTCGTGTGCTAGCGCGGAGTCGGTAGACCAGCTCACGTGGCTCTGTTGCTGCGTGATGCTAGCGTCCGAAAGAGGGCCCCTTGAGTAAGGGT